ATCGTCCAGTGGATTCCTGGATAAGAAAGGAAAAAGAAAAATGAATACTATAAAAAGGGATGTTTATGTGCTTAGAAATACCATTAAGATCCCGATCGAAGTAACAAAAGGGACGGATATGTTAGGGCTTGAGTTTGCGGTCAGGGATTATGAGATTCCGGCAACGGCAGCAGCGGTTGCCTATGTTTATCATAAAAGCATGGATAAACCCAAAGGTACACTATGTGATGTTGACAACAGTGTGATCTCGTTTACACCGAGTGGTGATTTTTTTGCGGTTGGAATGAATGAACTGCAGATCAGAGTCATTAATGATGGAAAATCACTGATTTCGTTTAAAGAAACAATAAAATGCTCTGATACAATGGGATTTCCAGATGACGAGGAAGAAAAACAGAAAACCTTGGTGGAACAGCTTTTAACGAAAGTAGGAAAGGAAGAAGGGGACAGAAAAACAGCGGATGACACAGAGCGAGAAGAACGCATAGCTGCAGATGATGCGGAGAAGAAAGCACGAATTGCAGAAGAAAACGCAAGAGCAGAAGCTGATGAAGCTATCCGTGCGAACAGGATTGTTACCTTGGATGAAATTGATCTTGTAACAGAGGAAGGATTCTTCGTAGATGCACTGGCAGTTAAAGAGTTAAATAGCAATTTGACAAAAGTAAATAACATTTTAACCAATATGGAAAGTAATTTAATGGCTATAAATACATATCACATGACACTTAATACTTCTAATGTTAAAACGCCCGATTCATGGATTGAGTGTAATAGAATTGGAAATCTGGTAATGATCAATGGATGTGCCAAGATTACAAAAGCGGTTAATACATATTCCGTTTTAAACATTGCGAGCGGAGCACCTGTACCATGTTGTAATAAACAACTTTATACTGTGGCAATAGCACAAGATAATACTTATTCCAACTGTTTCCTTGAAGTTAGTAAAAGCGGTGCTGTTAATCTTCTGGTTAGATGGCAAAAAGCATCGTCAGGGGATATCTTTTATTACGAATTCTGCTATATATGCAAATAGTCATTATTTTATCCGGATTGCCCGGAGTTCAATACCATTTACATTTCTAGGTTGACTGCTCCAAAAAGCAATACCGTATGTGCCAGCAGGAACTTTTTCGATACAGGTACTGGTTAATATTGGGTAAAAACCGTTACCAAAGTTCATATAAAACGTATTTTGGGTTCGCGTTGAATTTATTCCAGTTATCCCCATTACAAACGCATCATAGCTTTGACCTTTGGCACAGGGAGTTGCTTTTAGTGTAAAGATATAAGTACCGGCGGGAATGGTCACAGTGGACACGTTATTCACCCAGGTTTCTTTTTTAGAATATGAATAATTATTTTTTACGCCACTCCAGTATTCAGTTCCTATGACATTCAAGCTATTATTTGCTTTTATCAAATCTGCTTTTATATTTGCCAAATTGCTATTTAA